TGTCCGTAAAAGCACCGATTCCTTGATCTTCTATTTTTTCTTTGAGTGACGCTGACGCCCTCTTAACGGTCTGCCCTGTAGTCTGTTTCTCGATTATCTGTTCGAGCTGAGCTTTTCTGAAAGCGTCATTTATTCTTCGCCCAACCGTGTTTAACGCTTCGTCTAGGTTGTCGATTAGATTGTCGGCTAAAACCTTCACGGCTGACTGGTGTACTTTAGCAAAGGCGTAAGTTCCTCCGAGGTGTATTCCCAATGCTTTTAAGCCGTCAAATGCCTTTTTAACGCCATAAAAATACTCTTTAGGGATATTTGTACCTGCGTACCTTCTGGACGCAACCTTGAGGTCTAGGATAATGTTATTAACGTCAGCACCTAACCTCTTGTAGTAGTGAGCCGTTCCCTTACCCTTCGTATTAACGGCAAGTTCCAGAAGGCGTTGTTGTGCTTTCTGGTATATGGCTATTAGCTGTTCAAGTTCAATCATTCTCCACCCCCTTCTAAACCTTCAAGCCAATTCGGCATAATGGTTTGTGTCATTATTGGGGCAGGTTCTTCCTCTGCTTCAATCTGCTTTATTTCCTCCTCGATTGACTTGGGGGTTCCACCGTCTAGTCTTCGAATTGCACTCCATACACTAGATGTAGCCTTCCCACCTGTACGGATAGCCTCAATCTCTGCATCTTCTTTAGGGTCGTTAGGGAGTCCGTCTTGCCATCCGATTTGGAGTACTAAATCTTCGGGGGCGGTAACATTGTTTGCTCTTTCAAGCTTGCCAGCAAGCGGAATGATATACTTTAACGCTTCATCCCATTTAATACGCTTGTTATTTACTTCCTGTAGCGTCCTCATGAGTATTTTCTTGAGGGCAGATCCACTCAATGCGTTAGTACCGTCTAAAAGTCCGAACGACGCTCTGTTAGTACCTGTAGCTATGAAAATAGCATCAAGTATCTTCTCAAGATACGTCCAGTTAGCATCTAAGTTAGCGTCCCAAGTTAGATAGCCAGGTGTAACACCTCCATCTGGGATTTCGATATATGCGTCTGTCCTGTGAGGTTGTACCTCTCCTGTTTCGGGGTCTGTATTCATGATTGCAGGGCCATACATACCAGGTGCAGAATGCTTGTCGAGGATTTTGGCAATCTGTGAGAGTCGCATATCCAACTGTTGGAACAGGCTGTCTATTCCCTCGTAGTCTGATAGTCCAAAGGTCGAGTCGTCTAATTCCCTGTTCGGGACAACAGCAACTAACATCTCCTCAATGCCTGTTGGCATATCTTCTTCAAGATCGATTCCAAGTGATTTAACGTCTACCCTTGAACCGATTCGCCCTCCAACTAGATTAAATGCCCTCTGATAAACGTATCCCGGCAGATGAATCTCTGCTCTCAAGTACTCTACATCACCACGTCGAATCACCCATGCAAATACATGTCCCTTAAATTCCGTGACGTCAGATTCATCAACTATCGGGAACCAGTAACTAGCAGGCACTAAGGAGAGTTTAGCCTTGCCATCAACGAGAGATAGTTTCAAGACGGCATCTCCTCTGTAGCTTTGAGAGTGAACGCCCTTGTGAATAAGCCTGTAGAGCTTGTTTCTCTCTATGAAGTCGTCTAGCCAACTTTGATCTTCTTCATTTTCTGCCGTGATGTTAGGAGTTTCTCCGACTAAAAGGTCAGCGAATAATTTAGGAATTGCTTTGGGTAGGTCGTGCAGCACGTGTATTAGATGCTTATCTTCACGCTGTATAATGTTGAACGCTGCTTTCCAGCCGTCTATTTGCTCATGAGATCCAATGAATAATTTCCTGTAATCTTCATACTTCCGAATCCTTTCTCTGTCGTGTGGCCATTCTTCGCCTTCTCGTAGAAAAGTAATATCTTCTGGTGTCACCGTGTCACCTCCGTAATTTCGTTTAACATGTGTTATGTCAACTAAACCTACTTTTTGGGACGAAACCCCAGCTAGAAAGCTTATAAGGTTTTAGTTATATGCTTAACACAAGGTTCTCCCGTGTAAAATGTATAATTATTAGAAGCCAAGTGGTTTTTTCCTCACTCTTGAACGTGCATAGATCATGTCATCTTCTAATGCGTACCTCACAGCGTCGATGGAGTGGTTGTTCTTATCGGGATAAGTGGCCTTAAAGTTTCCTTCTTTATCCCTCTCCAGTTCATAGTGGAGGAACTCCCTGGCCGTGTTCGGGCAGCGGTGTTTGTATATGATAATTTCCTCCAGGTCTTGGAGGAACTTGATGCCGTGCTCTACGCTGCCTGGGCCCTTCTTGGCACCGACAATCCTCAAGCCATAGCTCCTAAACTCGTTAATTGTCCTTGGTTCAGAGCTGTCAGCCACAATGGGTTCGTTGTGCCTGTTTTCCTGCTTGATGAGCTCGACCGCCTCGATGTTCGAGAGACCCACTTTGTGAATCTCGTGAAAGATATAGAGCCGGCGCCGGGTCTTATCGAAGTGGCACACGGCGTAATGGAGTGGATCAGAAGCGTAACCGAAGTCCAGGCCTCGCTTGATGCGGTCGAAGTTGGCGATCTCTTCATCCGCAATGGGCCTGATCGTGACGTTGTTGAACACCTCGCCGCCTGTACCCACGACTTCACCCAAGTACTCGTGACGGTACGCCTTCTCGTTTGTCTTCTTGAGGTGCTCCGCCTCGATGATGAACGGTTCGCCCAGCCACGCTCTAGGAACGTCCAAATAGGTGCTGTGATGGATCAGCCTATCCGGCCTGTCGTGCAGCAGCTCAGCGTTAACCCAGTTGTTGACGCTGGCCGGCGGGTTGAACGTGTAAAAGACCACAAACCGTTCGCCACCACGCATCAGTGACTGGTTTATGATCCGTATTTCCTCCATGCCGTGAAACTCGTCCACTTCCTCGAACCAGATATACTTGGCATAGCCCTTGGAAAACTTGGTTGACTTAATTTTCCTTGGTGAATCGGCTCCCCTAAACAGAATTTTTTGCCCAGTTGGGATATAAGTCATTTCCATAGGGTTCTTCGTGGTGTGCCAAAATTGAGACACGCCCAACTTATCAATGGCCCAGGATAATTGCTCGAATACGCTATCTTTGAGGTATTGCCCAACTTTACGGAGCACTACCGCATTAGCATGTGGATCCTGCATCATACCGAGGATGATCTCAAGGCTAACAAATGACGATTTGGTGGACCCGCGTCCGCCTTTCAGCCAGTAATGGGTGTACTGCTCTCTTTTAAGCGCATTATGCACGCTATAAAACGAAGGGGCGATAAGGTCTTTTAAGCTAATTCTCGTCATCGCTATCATCATCCGGGATATTGTCGATGATTTGGACCCCTATCGAACCGGCGTGTTCAACTCTATCTACTGGTTTGAAGCCGGCCCTGTCCAAAAAGTCCTTTGCCACGGAAATTCGATCCCTGTGCTCTGCTAGTGGGTCCTTCATGATTTCGTACATGATTTTTCTTGCTTCTAAAGCGTCAAAGATAAACTCCTGCTGTATCTCCTGTATTATTGCCGATTCCCTCTCATCCAAGTATTTCATAACTTTAGGATTTTTAAGGAGTTGACTAGCTTGGGAAGCGGCGCTCCTCGGACTGTACCCGGCATTAATTGCCGCTTGAGTTGCGTTAGACTTCCTCAATTTTAAATATTCGTCCACGAATAGCTTTTGTTGTCTTGTCGCTTCCCCCATCTCGTCACCTCCCCCTGCGTTTTATTTTTCCCTTCAACTGTCGATACCATATCCATAAGCCATATCCAAGCACCGGATCACTGTGTACCGCCAGAGCTTGGCGGGATATGTGGATCACCTCCTGAATAAAAAGGAGACCAACCTTAGTTAGTCCCCTTAGTCTGGCATCTCGCCAATATAACTTTATTCCTTAGTCCCATCCTGTCTTATCCGCTTTATTTCTTCGTACCTTTCATATCCATCTATATATCCGGCATCATATCCATTGTCGTATCCTTCAAAATAATCTTCGTCACATTCGGTTAGTTGTTCCTCAATTTCAGTTAGTGCTTCGTTTAAGTCACACAGTTTTATTTCTATGCACCCGAGGTAGTAGCAAATATCTTTCATTAGGTTGTGGTGTGCCTTTTTTCTTTCTACAGATTCCTCGTAACTCTCTAAACTCTTTACATTCTGTATCAACCTAATAACCTGCGTTAACACCAACACCGTTGTAATAATCGCTAAGTAGATGTCCATGTTACCCCTCCAAAGGTTCTATAGTGATTTTGAAAACTTGTCCCCTATACAACATAAGCTTAACAACCTGTGGCAGCTCTGACCCAGGTATGTCTAGCTTGATCCTTGAGCTTCCTTCCTGTCCGTCAACATTAATTGCTGACTGTATCGGAGGAAGTGAAGCTATCATGGTGATTTTATCCATTATTTACCCTCTCCCTTAAAAAGTCTTTGCTCAACTTCCCTGTATGTGCCTTTGTG